GCGACGCAAGCCAGCGTTAACACGATCGATGATTTCCTGGACACGGAGATCGCGGCAATCAAGGCGAAGACCGACTCGCTCACGTTCACTGTCGCTGGTGTTGTGGACGCGAACATCCAGCGCATCAACGACGTGACGATTACAGGTAACGGACAGACCGGCACTGAATTTGGTGTCTGATGGCAATTGGAGCCAATTGGGCCGAGATATGGGCTCCAGTGTGGAAAGAGGTATGGACGCAGACAGCGCCAACCCCAGAGCCAGAACCCGAGGCCACACAGAAGCCAGCAGGCCGACTCAAACCACGGCGCAAGCTTCTCGTTGAGATCGATGGCCGCGACTTCGAGGTGTCCAGCCCCGAGGAGGCAATCTCACTGCTGGAGAGGGCAAAGACCCTCGCGCAAGAGGCGATCGAGAAAACATTCTCGGTACCCACGCGAGTTAAACCTGGAATTGATCGTCCTCGTATTCGAACCAGAGAGCCTGAACTAAGGCCGATCGTTCAGAAGGCGCGAGACGAGATCACGCAGATATACGACAGCGCGATACGGGACTTCGAAATCCGCGCGCTGATGGCAAAGGCTGAGGAAGAAGAGGAAGAGGCGCTAATTCGGCTCCTCATGTGAGGCGAAGAACCCGAAAGGGAATCGCTACCAGATGGCAGCACGCAAAGACGGTTTACACAGTGAGCGCGTTCGGCAACGCATCCGAGTGAGTCAGCTCGTAAACCGCTTACAAAAGAATGCGCTAGGCGAAGTCGAGATGTCCGCCAGTCAGGTGGACTCCGCAAAGTTCCTTATCAACAAGGTGATGGCGAATCCGCCTGAGCGCAAAGAGCTTACCGGCCCTGATGGCGGCAGCATCCCCTTGGGCCTGACTGTTGAGTTCGTGAATGGCGCACATCCAGCTTCCGACGAAGCTTGAGCCGCTATTCAAGCCTGCTCGCTACAAGGTTCTCTATGGCGGGCGAGGTGGCGCAAAGAGTTGGGGTGTAGCCCGAGCCCTGCTCACGATAGGCGCAAGTCGAAAGATCCGCGTGCTGTGTGCGCGTGAGATCCAGAAGACGATCGCTGATTCTGTTCACAAGCTGTTAGCAGATCAGATCGGTGAACTCGGGCTTGGTGGCTTCTATACGGTCCAGGAGACGACGATCTTCGGGCCGAACGGTACTGAGTTTGTCTTCACCGGCATTCGCGGTCAGGACATCGCGAAGATCAAGAGCTTCGAGGGCGTGGACATCGTGTGGGTGGAAGAGGCCCAGACGGTGACGAAGAAGAGTTGGGACGTACTGATCCCGACGATTCGTAAGCCTGGCTCTGAGATCTGGCTCACGTTCAATCCAGACCTAGACACCGACGAGACGTACAGGCGATTCGTGGATGACCCGCCCGAGGGCGCGGTGTTGATCCCGATCAACTGGCAGGACAACCCCTGGTTTCCTGAGGTGCTGGCGAGGGAGCGCGATGACCTGAAGCGTCGCGACCCGATCGCGTACGAGAACGTGTGGGAGGGCAAGTGCAGACCCTCGGTTGAGGGCGCGATCTATCAGCACGAGATCGCAGCGCTCGGTAAGCGCGTCTGCAACGTTCCATACGACCCCATGCTCAAGGTGCATGCGGTGTGGGATCTGGGCTGGAACGACAAGACATCGATCATCTGCGTACAGCGGCATCTGTCCGAAATTCGGATTGTCGACTACATCGAGGACAGCTTCAGGACTCTGGCGGATTACGTCGCTGACCTAAAGAACAAGCCATACGCATGGGGCACGGACTGGCTACCCCACGACGGCACGACAAAGAGCATTCAGACGGGCTCGAGCCCTGAGGACATCCTGAAGAAGCTCGGCCGCAAGGTGTCGATCGTGCCGAAGCTCGACGTGGAGTCAGGCATCAAGAAGGCGCGCCTGATTTTCCCGCGCTGCTACTTCGACAAAGAGAAGACGGTGAGGCTGCGGGAGTGCTTGAAGCGCTATCGCCGTGCGATCCCGGTAAACACGGGTGAGCCAGCAGCACCGCTGCACGATGAGTTCAGCCACGGTGCTGACGCATTTCGATACATGAGCGTCATCGTGGACAAGATGAACAACGACGACGGCTTCAACAGGAAGCTCGACTACTCGCGGTTGAGTGCAGGAGTTGTATGAACATGGCAGAAGGCGCACGACTGCGCCAACTAGAGGCGCTGGTCGAGTCACTGAAGTCACAAGTGGCTGACCTCGTGCGCCGAGTGGATGACCTGAGCAACGCAGAGCGAGCACGTACCGAGCGAGAGGCGCGAAAGAAAGTTGGATAACGAACTGCTCATTGCTGCCATCGACGCAGCAGAGCAAGCCTCCTACAGCTCCGAGGGCGATACCACACTCTCGACCGATCGCGCCTATGCGATCGACATGTACCAGGGGCGCAACCTCGAGCCAGCGCCAGAGGGACGATCTCAGGTCGTGGACCGCTCGGTATTCGAGACGGTGCAGTGGATTCTGCCAAGCCTCATCGACATCTTCGCGAACGGCGATGATGTGATTGAGATTGCGCCGGTAGGCCCAGAGGACGAGGCAGGCGCAAAGCAGGAGACGCAGTACCTCAATCACGTCATCCTGCAGAAGAACCCGACGCTGTGGCTGATGACGTTCCTCACGTGGGCGATGGATGCGCTCATCACGAAGAACGGCTACTGCATGGCGTACAGCGAGAAGCGCCGTAACGAGGAGATTGATCGTTACGAGCGGCAGACGGAGGACGGCGTAAAGCTGCTGCAGCAGGACAAGGATGTGCAGGTGTCGGTGGATAACGAGTATCCCGATCCCGACTGGGTGCCGCCGCCCCCGCAGCCGATGGTGGATCCGATGACCGGTCAACCGGCCATTGATCCGGCCACGGGACAACCAGTGATGCAGCCCGAGCCGCCGCATCCGATGCTGTACGACGTGACGGTCACGCGTGTCCAGGAGGAACGGAAGGTCTGCTACAAGGCGCTGCCGCCTGAGCGCTGCAAGATCAGCTATAAGACGCCTGACTTCAGCATCAGCAACGACTGCCCGTACTTCGAATACTACGATTACAAGACGCTATCCGATCTCAGGGCGGACGGCTTCGAGCTGCCCGATCCGTTGCCTGATGACTGGCTGATCGACGAGGAAGAAGACCTCGCGCGCGATAGCTACGACGAGCAAGGTTGGAGAGACGACAACAACGAGCCCGACCCATCGCAGAAGCGCTATCGCGTGCGCATGATCTGGCTCAACTTCGATGCGAACGAGGACGGCATTGCAGAGCGCATGTACGTCGTTCGTATCGGCCGGCATATCCTTCATGCCGAGCAGGTCTCGCGCATCCCTGTGGCCTCCCTGGTGGCTATACCGAATAGTCACCGCCACATCGCCACCTCTATTGCCGACATCGTTGCCGACCTTCAGCGCATCAAGACGGCAATCCTTCGAGGCGGTCTCGACAACCTCTACCTGTCGAACAACAACCAGAAAGCGATCGACACGAATCGCGTGAATCTGGATGACGTGCTGATCTCCCGTCCGGGTGGCGTGGTGCGTGTGGATGGCGATCCCACGACTGCAGTGTTCCCGATCATGACGCCCTTCATCTTCCCGCAAGCGATGGAAGGGCTCGAATACATGGATCAGGTGCGGGAGAACCGCACGGGCACGAACCGGTACTTCACCGGCATCGACCAGAACGCCATGAACAAGACGGCGACTGGCATTCAGCAGTTGTCGAGCATGGCGGCACAGCGCGTGAAGCTCATCGCGCGCATCATGGCGTGCGGTGTTGCAGATCTCTTCTCCATCATCCACGAGCTCATCATCAAGGGCGGGCACAAGAAGGAAGTCGTCAAGCTCAATAACGACTGGGTTGAGATTGATCCGGCGCAGTGGAAGAAGCGCACGGACTTCCGTGTGTCGGTCGGCTTTGCAGCGGGCAACAAGGATGCACTGGTCGCGAAGCTCATGATGATCGCGAACATGCAGAAGGAGGCCCTGATGGGCGGCCTTCCTATCGTCACGCCCGAAAACGTGTACGAGACTGCGCTGGAGCTGACGAAGGCTTCTGACTTCTCATCGCCGCAACGCTTCTGGACAGACCCGCGCAAGATCCCGCCGAAGGAGCCGCCGCCTGATCCGATGATTGAGTCGGAGAAGATCAAGAGCCAGACGACGCTGCAGAAGACAGCCGCAGAGATCCAAAAGGAGCGTGAGCTGAAGGATAAGGAGCTCATGCTGGAGAAGTACAAGATCGACACGGACGCGCAGGTGAAGTTGACGCTTGCCGAAGCCCAGATCGAGAGCCAGCACACGCTCGAAGACAAGAAGGCGCAGACCGAGGACAAGAAGCTAGGTGTGTCCATG